GGAACCTGAGCGTAGAAAAAATCTAATTTATCCCTTCGGATTTTTGCTTCCAACGCACTACGGGACATAAGCCCTGTGGTTTCGGCTTCCGTTCCCGGAATTAATGATTTAAAAATTGATATTGTTGTTTGGAATTGTGCAACGATGCCTTCAATAACAAATGCAACGTTTGCCGCCGCAACAGCAACGGATTGGAATACAGTTTTAAATACTTGACCTAATATGTTTGTTTCGCCAGCAAGTTCTTTAATGTAATCAATGCTTAGTTTTAAAACAGGACCCAGTTGCGTAGCCAATGTAAGCATTACATCGCGGGATGTTTTTGCCAATAAATCATAAGTTTCTGCCGCGTCTTTAATTGCTTTTTCTTGTTCGGCAATTAATGGGTTGGTTGTAGAAACTTTGTCAGCAAACCCAACCATGTCCACGCCTTTTGCGGCTTTGGAAAATATTTCCATTGCCTTGGCGTTACGTGTAATTGGGTCTTCAATTTTTGCTAAATTAGCAATCAGTTTATTAAGCAATTCCTCTTGGGACAATTTGCCTAAATCTTTTAAACTAACGCCCAAAGCAATGGCAGTTTTTTGTGCCTTGTCTGAACCACCAGCGGCTTCGTCAATAAACTTGGTAAACGCAGACAGCATTTTGCCGGCGTTATCTGCTTGACCACCTGAAGCGGCAAGCGCATTGGACAATTGCAATACTGTACCAATGGCAACTTCGTTGGCATCAGCAACGTCTGCCAGTTCGTCAGCATATTTAATGGCGGCGGCACTGGCGGCAACCAAAGCCGTAGCACCAATTTTTCCAAATTTTTCTGCTGATTGGCTAAATTGTTCTAGTTTTTTGCCAGCGGCATCTAAACCTCGGCTGAATTCCGCAGAATCTAAGCCTAGAACAACGCCAAGGCGGGCAATCATATTAGCCATGTTTTACCTCAAACAATTTTTTATCAAACCCCTGCGCCTGTGTCATAAACATTAAAAGGCTATCGTTTACAGCCGTTTGTTTATCACTGTCAGGCAATGGTGGATAGATGTAATCATACGCATTACCTAGAACATTGGCTAGTTTATACGGAGGTGCGTTTGATGGTCGCATATAGTTAAACACGCCGTTTGTCAGCGTTGCTAATTGCGTCAACAGTCCGTAATTCCCAACCAGTCCATCGGCATACATCGTTTGGATGTTTGCCATGGTTACATCATCAATGTCTTGTATTGTTTCTAAAGTATGCCCGTTGAAAATCATTGCCGCTTGACATTGGCTTTTCAACGAGCGTATTAGTTTCCCCGCGCTTCCTTATATGTGGGGCTAATAACTTCCGCAATCTTTTCTACAATTTGCATTTGCACAGGCAACGGGAATTCTTCCTCGATATCGGCATACGTCAAATTTTCTAGGCTTGCACCTTCCAATTCAGGAACAAGCAATTTGAAAAATTCAGTAATACGCGCTTCCGTAATGGCTTTGTTCTTAGCCGCGTCACGCATGGAACGTCCGTCAACAATTACATCGTTATCCGTAAATTTAAATTCTTCAGTTTGCGTTGTTTCAAATTGACGCAATGAAGAAGTAATTTCTACGTAGATTTTTTGCACAGTATCGTCATCAGGTTCAGCAACTTTTTTATAAATTTCATCTGATTCTGAAACCAATGGAATACGGACTTTAAATGTATGACCGCCAAGTTCAAATGAACGGGTCAATAAATTCTTTTTATTGGCTTGGTATTTTTCACCAAACGCATTTGCGAACTTTGTCATTTCTGTTTTGCCTTGTATTGAAGTAACCGCCTACCGATAATTTCGCCAAGCCTTTTTGCGGTTTGTGGGGCTTGGCTTTCCATTGCTGGACGCAAGAATGGATGTGCCGCGTTATGGGCAGAACCAAATTCTTGCGCTATTGCTCTTGCGTCATATGGGAAATCAATTGAATATGCAAATTCTTTAAATTTTGCTCGATATTCTTTTTTATCAGAACGATACAAAGATTCATTTTCTGCAAAAAATTGATTTTTAAGTTTCTTTGGAAACGCTTTTGTCGTTACAGCCGCAATGACTGTATCCGTTTCGTGGATGTATTTTGAACGTTTGTCTTTTCTTGTTGGACGTCTAGCCTCAACAATCAGTGTTCTTGACAATGCACCAGTATCAACAGGCGCGGTTGATTTTGCCGTGGTAAGAACAGGCTTCATTGCCTCGCGTACAGCGGGAACTAATATTTTGCTTCGGGCTTTTTTATCACCAATTTCACCAGCAAGTTCATCAAATGCGGCAAGCACCTCTTTCAAACCTTCAACTTTGAAAGATACTTGCATGGTTTAACCCGCCTTGATAATTTTATGAAAAATTAGGTGATTAACTTGCAACGCGTAATCAACGACTTCTTCGGGCGTTAATTTGTCGGCATGATTCTGAGCAATCTGATGCGCAAGCGTAACCGCAGTCATACGTTGCTGAGAAAAGCCAAACCAGTCTTTGCGTTCACTGGCTTGGCTTACTAGGAAACCCAACAAATCGTTTGTGTCTTTTATTGTCGTTGTCATATTTATTCTTTTGTTTTCTTGGGAGGCACATAAGGGAAATATGATGCCAAAAACTGCAATGCAGTTTGTTCTTCAGACCCGTCAGCCGCGCTTGCCAAAGCATCAGCAACTTCTTTGGGGTCTAGGTCCATGCCCCTGACCGCAAGGTCAAAGGGCAAGTACGTAGTCGTCAATAATGTTACTGCGTCTTTAATCGTCATGATTAAACGCTGTTTGACCAGCCGTATTGGTTACCACGGGGGTGAATTGTGAATGTAACCTTGGCTTCAGCACCGGGTGCGGAATCAATTGTCCATTGGCTAACACGACCGTTGAACGCGTAATTCACGATTCCAGTGCCATCAGTTGCGCTAATAACAAACGTGCGGTCAATTGTGCCGTTATAAGCGTCACCACGAAGCATCAGCAAAACTGTGTCGCTAGGATTCCAAGCGGCTGTAATGCTCATGCTTGTAGGTGCAGATTGAACGGGGATTTTGTCCGATTGACGTGAACCAGCAACGCCAAAAGATGCAACAGCATCGTCCTGACCAAATGCGGGGATTGCTTCAACAGGAACCAAATTGCCAGAAACTGCCAAAGCAGAAACAGAAGCATAGGTTGACAATGCAGAAGTGGTCAACGGTGTTGGAGTTGTTGTCGGCTGTGCGTATAGCGTTGCACTAAAGCCGGGCAAAATTTTACTTGGTAAAGCCATTTTGAGTTTCCTTTAAAGAGTTGAACAATCGTGTCTTATGTTGGAATATCTATTGTGCAATCAATAAAGATTTGCGCCAACTTATTTTCATTGTCGTAACTGTTATACAGCCACTGGCAATCCGCTTTGGAAATATAAAAACCACCATCAGCAGGGTTTCCCAACATACCGCTATAACCGTGTAGCGATTGTAGTATCTGATTGGAAATTGTGAAACCATCTTCTATCTGCTGTGTAAACACGCTGATTTGAAAAACTGGTCTGTCAATGCCCTTAACCGATTGATACGAACCGGTATAAACGTCTTGGTGCACGTTTCTAAGCATCCACACTAGAAACTTTGGCTGTGTTGCAAAATTGCGGTTAAACGCCGCATAAACGGGCACAGGCGTGACAATATTAGCCAATTGATATTGGATTGCTTTGCCGTAATTAACAACGTTAGTTTGTGCTGTCATACTGCCACCACGGGGTCGTTACGGACGCACAAGAATTTAACTGTCATGCGGTCATCGGATTCGCGAACGCTGTCAATACGCCAATTAACGCTTTTCCATTCAATTGAATATAAGTTTTGACTGTCCACAATTGTTCTGGTGTTAGGCGTGTAATTCAACGTAAATTCAACAACGTCAGCATAAACACGATATTTTTCTGAAATGCGAACATGATTGGCAACGGAATGAACACGCGCACGCGTATCAAACCATTTTGTTATGGTCGTGGATTGCTCACCAAAGGAACTTGCGCCAAAGGTTAATTGGTTTATGCGAATGTTCTCAAAGCGAGCAATTGCCATTTACATCACCAGTGGTTTGTAAGGACGAAGCAAGGTGGCAACGCCAAACGGAACTTCATGCAATCTGCCATCGGTTGTGTTTGACCTGTTGTTATACAAATGGGTTAACAACATCAAAGCCGCCTGTTTAATAACAGGGAACGTGGACAAAAACCCCGAACTTTGGGTGTACGTCACAATGATTGGATTCTCAACAAACTGATTTAACGTGTTTGGAATCGTGTTCAAAATAACGCGGTTACCCGTTGGGTCGTATGAATATTCTGTTGACGCAATTACCACAGGCACAGTGTTTGATGTGCTGTAAAACTCAACACAATCAATGGTTACACCCGGACGCGATTGCGTTGGACCTGAAACTTCAGGCAAATCCAAATAAACGGCAGTGTTATACAAACCAAAATTGGTGTAATACACGCGCCATGTGGTTGGATAAATTGCGATGCCCAAATAATCTTCAATTGCCATGCGTGTGGCAAGTTCCAACGATTGCAGATATGAATCTTGGCTTTCGTCTTGGAACAGATTTAATTGTTGCGTGATTTCATCAAGCGTAAGCCATGGCGTGACCACATCGCGGTCAACTTGTTCCATCTTTGCATAGTTGTACGGATTACGATTGTTCGCGTAAAACGGTGCAAGTGTTAGATTTTCAACAGCCATGACTGTTCCTTAAATTAAGCCGCAGATGCACGCACACCAGCAAACGGGTCACGGACGGTGCTTGCAAGGCGGCGTTCGGCGTAAATGGTAACAAAACCGGGTGCTGTTTGTTCAAATACTTGTACGGACATTTCTTCAACGTCTGCAATGGTCATGAATCTATCCCAATTTGCCAAATAAATGGGGAAAGTTTCTGACAAATATGAATTGGGGATAACAGGCCATCCGAAGATTGAACCAACTGCACCACCTTCACCGGGTTCTCCCAATTCAAGGAACAATGGCAAACCTGCGGTGTCTTTCAACTGACGCAAAGTTTGAATCATTGTTGGTGTCATGTGCCATGCCGTTGTTGGCAATGCCCAATATTGCGCTGGCAATGAATTGGCAATGTTTGTAATCTTGTTATAAGTCGGTGTAGTTCCACCCAATGATGTTGTCACCAATGTGTGAATGCCGTTTGTAATGGCTGTACCGCTTGTTCCATAAGCCGCTGAACCACTCAAGTACGTATCCAAACCACGCAAGCCGTATGTCGCGCCTGTGGTGGTTGTGGTTGAACCAGATTGGTCGTTGTTTGTGCCCATAGACGCACCTTCTTGTTGGCTAAATTCTAATGCAAGGTCAGCCAACAGGGCTTCTTCGATACCATTAATGTCGTCCAATGCGGCTGTCTT